CAGCCATAGACTTCAACATGTCAATTTTTGCCTGACGACTGATCTTAGGCTCTTCTACGACATCAATTGTTTCAGGCTCCTTATCTACAACTTTTGGAATAATCTCATTTCCTTCGTCATCTACACGCAAAAAATTAGCCCAGTCCCTAGCAGAAGCTCCATATTGGTCTTGTCCTCCGTCTATTGAAATTTCTCCACATGAGCAAGAAACATAGTCATGTCTATGAAAGGATTCAATAACGTTTTTACACAGTTTGCACTTAGCTCGATTTTTCAAGTATACTCCTATGTACGATTGTCTCTAATCCTTTGATGGAATGATAGATCTCACTAGCCTGTGATTTATAAACATCGGCTAAATGATCTACGTGTTTTTGTCTTTCTCTGAGTATAAGAAGGGTATTGACGATTGCGTTTTGTTCTTCTTGTGTGATTTCCATAAGTATCTAATCCTCTAGGTATCGAATAGGGTGTAAAAACCTCACCCTTGTGTAACTTTTGCGCTTCACTTTAAACCGTTTTTTATGGTAAAATTATAATAAATTAAAGGATTTATAGGGTAAAGATTTTTATTTCTGTTAGAGACAAAAAAGACTAAATTAATTAGTTTACGGAAATGACCACAAATGCACATACAACATTTCCTGAATATCCTGAACCAATTAAACGTAGGTGCGATGCTATTAAGGATGAAGAAATAGCTAAGGCTCTATGGGAAACAAAAGGTTTACAGGCAACAGCAGCGTTAAGATTGGGGTGTAGTCCCTCTCTTCTTGCGGATAGAATTAAGACATCGCCGTACTTGCAAGCTGTAAGGGCTGATGCTAGAGAGGTGAGAATAGATAGAGCTGAGTTAGGTCTCGACTTTAAAATAGAAGAGAAAGACGTTAAAGCAATCATGTTTTTTTTAACCACGATAGGAAAAAGCCGAGGATATGTACAAGAAGTTCAGACTCCCGCTACTAAAACCGATGTCGAACAAGCCCTCGCTAAAATCAAAAACACATCGAAGGAGCTGGTAGATGATAAAAGCTCCTCTGGATGAATTCGTAGAATATCACCAAGATCCTGTTTTACGCTTAAACACTTTGTACTACATAGTGGACAAACGCGGCGCTAAGGTTCAATTTAAATGGAACTGGGCTCAAGAGGAACTTTACCGCAACATGTGGTATTGCAATATAGTTCTTAAAGCGCGTCAGCTTGGTATATCCACGTTTATATGTCTGCTATTTCTAGATAGGTGCTTATTCAATGACAACGTAGCAGCGGGTATCATTTGCCACACCCGGGAAGATGCAGAGCACATGTTCAAGCGTGTTAAAGTCGCCTACGATAACTTGCCTGGGTTTATAAAAGAGGATGTTCCTGCTACAGTAGACAGCGCTCGCGAGTTAATATTCAAGAATGGAAGCTCCTTACGTGTTGGTACTTCAATGCGTGGATCAACCCTTCAATACCTACACATTTCAGAATTTGGTAAAATTTGCGCTAAGTATCCTGATAAAGCGGCTGAGGTGATCTCCGGTTCTCTTAACACTCTAGAGGCAGGGCAATACGTTTTCATTGAGTCTACAGCAGAGGGTAGATCAGGATATTTCTATGATATATGCAAGAAAGCCGAAGACATGAAAAAGCTTAAAGCAGATTTATCAAAGTTAGACTTCAAGTTTCACTTTTTTCCATGGCATAGAGAGCCTGGATATCGTATAGGATCTCCTATCATCATTCAGGATGAGATGCTGGAATATTTCGAGTCGCTGAAAAGTAGAGGTATTGATCTGGATGAGCAGCAGAAGTACTGGTATTGCGCTAAGTTCTCTACTCAGGGCGATGAGATGATGAAGGAGTATCCCTCTACGCCTGATGAAGCATGGGAACAGTCCAACGAAGGATTGTATTACGGTAGATGGATGAGCGCAGCTAGGCTAGAGAAGCGTATCTGTTTCGTTCCTTATGATGAAGAACTACCAGTGCATACGGCTTGGGATTTGGGGTATAACGATTCAACGGCAATATGGTTCGCACAGATCTTAAACAAAGAAATCAGGTTGATAGACTACGTTGAAGGAAGCGGGGAAAGTTTATCGCATTGGCTCGGAGTGGTGAAGAATAAGCCTTATGTGTACGACAAGCATCTAGCTCCTCATGATGTTGCTCTACACGAGTATAGCACGGGGACTAGCAGACAATCATTCGCTCGTAAGATGGGCATCAATTTTATTCCAGTGCAAAAGACCTCGATTATCAGCGGTATAGATGCAGCGCGCGGTATGCTAAATCGGTGCTGGTTTGATGAAAAGAAATGTGCGGTTGGAATAAAACATCTAGATGCGTATAAAAAAGAATGGGATGACAAACATGGATGCTGGAGAAGTCAGCCGCTTCACAACTTTGCGAGTCATGCTGCGGACAGTTTTAGAACTCTAGCAGTCGGTATGCCTTACTTGACGGGTCCCAGAAGAGTAGACTCTACAACAATCGGTGGAAGATCAGTGACTAGCCACTTACAACAAACGGGGTTTAGATGAAAAAGATTAGCATATTAGCAACTTTAGCAGGATTAGCCCTTTCAGGCTGCTCACTTTTCGAACCAAAAAAAAGCGAAACAGAGTACATAACCGAAGAAGTGCTCAAAGCTGGTAAAGGAATCGACATAAAAATAGAGCCTATACAAGAACCAGCTAAGTAACTTACAAAATGACTATCCGATACACATTGCTTTCCTAAGACTATAAGTCTAGATTGTCGGGTGCGTTAGGGATCGTGTTCGACCTCTAAATGCTAACTATAGGAAATAATATGTGTAATGATCATATGGATAGTAATACAAGCGGGTGCTGTGGCTGTGTTGGCCCAGAAGGCCCGCAAGGCGTTCCAGGTATCCAAGGCCCTCAAGGGATTCAAGGCATGAATGGACATGAAGGCCCACAAGGGGTAATGGGTCCTCAAGGCCCGCAGGGATTACAGGGTATTCCCGGTAAAGATTGCGAGCATAAAAAGTGCGAGTGTTGTGATAGGTATTTAAACGTTTACTCTTCAATTGCTCAGGTAATAGGAGCGTATTCTTCGGCAACGGATACGGTTGTTTTTGATAAACAAAACATTGTTTCTGTTGGAGATTTTGATCTCTCCATGACTCACATCACGGGGGATATTAAGTTTCTAAAACATGGTATTTACCACATTTCGTGGCAATTACAGGCAAGTATTACAAACCCTATGCCTAGCCCTATACCTTCATGGTCATTTGGTTTTTGGGTAAATGGGGTTCTTGTCCCAGGTAGTATATATTCAGGATTTACTCAATCACCTGATGATGACGCATGCCATAGTAGTGGAGAAGTTCAAATTGAGGTGATGGCTGGTGATTTGTTAAGACTTAGAAATACTTCTATTTCTAGTGTTGATTTAGACCCAGCGGTAAACGGCTCAATATTCCCGATTACAATTGCATCAATAAATATTGAGTGCCTAAAAGCTCTCGCATAAGTAAAAAGGGGGAAAGCGTTTTGCTGACCCCCTTCTTTTTTGTAAGTGATTGATATTCTAAGTATCGCATAGCACGCAAAAACCACACTTGATTCGAAATTAAACCTTCTGTATAAAAAAGTTTTACAAGGAGGTTCCATATGGATAACATTCCTAATGTACAAGCAAGAGCGAGAGTCGATTTAGATGATTCTTGTAACTGCTCATGTTGCATGTTCCCTTGGAAAAGAAGGACTCCTGCTGTTACTAGAGAGGACTCTAAAGAGTTAGAAAAAAAAGTACAGCTGATCGTTACTAAAAGTTTAGAAGAATTAAGGGGATCTCCCAACATAAAAAAAGAGGGCTAATTGTCCTCCTTAACACATTCTTTATTTCAAGTATTTTATCAAGGATAAGCTGAATTTTCCTCAAGAATACGAGCTAAAAGATTGAATTAATAAAATATTTGATATATATCACGGGCAACTTAATGTTGTGAGGTATATACGTCTTTCTTTTACCCCCCTTGGAATAATGCCTTGGAACCAAGCCAGGGCAACGTCAGACAATGGTTAGATAATTTATATTCAAAATTTCAACCAATTGAGCAATCTCGTTGGAATCAGAGCAACATCGACACGCTTTTTTATGCTGGTTCACAGACGTTTATAAATCGCTACTTCAACTTCAATCCATCTATTGGGCAAAGCCAATTTTATTTCAATTTGCTCCAGCAACCGATCAACATGGTGACAGGTTATCAGCGTCAACACCGTAAACAAATTAATTATTTGCCAGCTGAGGGTGCTGACTCCAAGACGACCGATCAGTATACGAAACTCATGACCCATATCTGCAACACAGAAGGGATTCATGAGCAATTTTCACGTGCGTGCGAGCAAGCTGCAATTACTGGTATGGTTCTTCTTCAACCTTATTTGGATTACACTAGTGATGATCAAGCACAAGGTAGTTTAAAATTAAAAGTATGGGAATACAATTCGTTCTTGATTGATCCTTACTTTCGTTCAATGGATGCTAGTGATGCTCAATTTGTATGGTGCCAAGAATATATCAGCAAAAAAGAGGCAGAAAGCCGATTTCCAGATAAGCTAGATAAAATCTCACCAATGGCAGGTACTCCACAACGTTATGGGTCATTTTATTTCCTTCCTGAGAACTACAATATGGCCCGTAACGACCTCATGGTACTTTCCTATGTATGGTACAAGTGGAAACGTAAGAAGAAACGCCTTTATAGCCCAAAGCGCAATCAATTCTTTGATTTTGCGGGTGGGGAAGAAAACTTAGAACAAATATTGTATGCGATTAATGACTTGCAAGAGGTAGAGGTAGAAGTCCCGTGTTGGAAACTTGCGGTAGTTCTAAACGATCAATTAATGTTTCAAGGAGAGAATCCGCTGGGATTTGATGGGTGTCCGTTCATTCCGGTGATCTGGAACTATGAGCCTCACATCAATTATTATGACCTTAGGGTACGTGGTCTTGTCCGTACTATGCGTGATAGCAATTACCTTCTTAATCGTCGTATCATTATTAATCATGATATTTCAGAGGCTACTATCAATGCTGGTTGGAAGCGAAAGGTGGGAGCAGTCGGAAATGAGGATAATCTCAAGAAATCGGGACAGGGATGGGACATAATCATCAATGACGGTTACGAACTAACCGATGTTGAAAAGATTATTCCTTCGGCTGTTCCAGAATCTGATATGGCTCTTGCGGATCAGTTACAACAGTTGATTTTCTCTACCTCTGGAGTCAATTTAGAGAACTGGTCAGCTCAAGACCAAGTCCAAGCATCATCTTTAACCGTAATGTTAAAACAGGCCGCAAACCTGATGGTACTACAGAAGTATTTTGATCAATGGGATCTGAGTCTAAAACTTCTAGGTGAAAGGCTTCTTCAGATTGTTCTTAATAACTGGAATGCTGAGAAAGTAGCTCTGATGATCGGTGAAGAGCCAACACCACACTTCTACAGCAAAATATTCGCTAAGTTCCAAGTAATCGTTGAGGAAGGGCTTCTTACTCCTACTCAGAAGTATCAAGAGTATCAGCAATGGATTGACCTTAATCAACAACTTGGCGGAATTATACCTCCTGCTGAAATTGCTAAGCGTGCGCCTATTCAAGGCAAGCAAGACCTTGAGAAGATTCTGGCTCAACAAGCTGAGCAACAGCAGATCATGCAGCAAGAGCAAATGCACTTACAACATGCGGTGGAAGATGCAAAACTTAAAGAACTATATTCAAAAGCTATGCTTAACATTGCGAATGCGCGCGAGAGACATAGTAGATCAGATAGTAATATCGGTCTTTTCGAAGAAAGATTAAGCATGATTCAAAAAAACGAGGCTTTATCTACCGAAGCTAAGATGAAGGCTATTACGGCTATGATGGAGGCTATTGAGAAGTATGGGTATGTTGAGTCCATGTTGGCTCAGTCCAATATTGAATCATTTGATTATGTGCAAGATATGCAAGTTCAGAGAGATAAAATGGAGGCCAAGCAAATGTCTTCCGGAAATGAATTTGTTGCTAAATTGCTTGGGCAAATAGGATCTATAGGAAATCAGCCACAGACAGAGCAGTCTGCTTCACAATAAAACGATAAGATGCTAAAATACCTTCTGTAAATGGAGGTATTTGTGTATAGAAATTGTAAATATTGTGGGACACAGTTTGAAACATATGATAAGCGTGTATATTGCAATGACCATTGCTCTCAAAAATATTCTCAGTATGCGAGAAAAAATAAAGATCCAAAAAAGTATCGTGAATATTTAGACCGTCAAAACAAAAAAAGAAGGGATGAGGTTAGAAGAAAAAGAAATATTCCGCTCGATACTCCATGTTTGATCCCGCAAAGAGGAAGGGGATGGAAGATGAAAGATGGATATAAACAAGTTATGGATAAATCTCATCCAAACGCAGCTAAATCCGGCTATATTATGGAACATGTCGTAATTATGTCAAAACTTTTGGGGCGTCCTTTAAGCGATGATGAGACAGTTCACCATAAAAATGGCATTAGAGATGATAATCGTCCGGAAAATTTAGAATTATGGTCACATTCTCATCCATATGGTCAGAGAGTGTCAGATAAAATCGCGTGGTGCATAGAATTCCTCGTGTCTTATAACTATGAAGTTCAGGGCCCTCAACAATAAACTTGCGAATCAAAATTTTAATGATATAATTGGTTCATAAGTTTACAGGCTTTAGGAGGCCAAAAATGGCAGGCAGAAGAATAGATGACCACTCAGCGTGGATGGGGTCAAAACCTCACGGTTCAGTACTTCCACATGGTGCTAAAATGAAAGAGGTCCCTTCAGCGGATGGTGCTGGATCATTACCTCACTATGAAGATACCAACGAAACTATCGTTGCTCAACAGAAGATGGGTGTGTCGAAGGCACATTCTCATAAGATGAAAGAAGGGTACAGACACTAATAGGAGGAGCCATGGATCATGGTTTTAAGAATCCTATTGCGCCTAAGAAGAAAACTGGCTTCCATAAGTATCGTATCAACTTCAAAGCTCCTTCTTATGATGATAGGAATAATATTTCTGCTGGCGATAGCTATGGAACTGGTTTCCGTAATCCTGTTGGAAAAGACAAAGCCAGAAGTGGTGGAGTTGTCCCGATGGGAAGGGTAAAAACTATGAAGGATGACCACCTAGCGTGAGCAAAGCACCAAGACAAGCCCATACTTCGAATGCTAAAAAGGGTATGGGCGATTATTACGGTACTGGATTAAGAGCAAAGATCGGTGAAGTCCGTGAAGATACCGTAGGTTATAAAAAAATATCCAAAAAAGGGCTCAAGACTCCTCCAAAAACGGTGTGTTAATGAGTGCAATATCTGGGCCAATAGCCCCTGAATCAAATCCTCCCATCCAACCTTACTTCTATCTTCCGGGGC